AGCTCAATGCTTTCGTCAACTTCGATATAATACGTCATGATACTGAAACTAAAACCATATTCGACTGCTGACCTTCTACTGGGATTACTCTATTAATGGTAAGCCCATCAAACATGCTCAAATCCTCAATAGCCGTTCTTGACGCGCCCTCTAATATTAGTTCGCCTTCAGTAATGTTTGCAGCAGTGTGTCCTGTTACGTATGTCTTACCGTCCTTGACAAATGCAGCCCCATAACCAGACCTAGCTCCAGCCCCGTAAACCTTAGTGAATCCAGTGTAAGTACCATCTCTATCCCACCCAGAAGTCTTTGAGCCAGTCTCATCCCACTGGACATTGCTGTTGGCATATCCAGCTCTATACAGATATCCGTTATCGGTTACGATATGACCTGTATACCTCCCAAGACCAACAGAAACCACATCGTTCAATGTGCCACCACCAGCAATTGTTGTAATTATTGGGGTCGTTGTCGAACCCGACTTGCCTAAGCTATTGCCATTGTTGTATCCCCAGACGTAAAGACTGCCATACCCATCACCCGCTGTTGCTTCAGTAATCGCTCCACCTCCGTCAAACCCAGCTGATATGTCTATTGCATTAGTCACGCCAGTAAGCTTTGTAAGTGTTGATGTGTTACCGCTAGTTGTTCCTTGTCCAGTTCGATAACTAGCGTTGCGACCAGCCACATAAACTTCTCCGCTATCATTCATAATGATGGTGAAGTTTTCTCCCCTTTCTACTCTAGTCCAGTTTGTTGCGGTCCCTACTTTAGTCCAGCTGGTTGTGTTCGTGTTGGTTCCATTTCCGGCCTGCTGATAGTAGTTATAACCCAAGTGATAATACTCCCCGTTTTTTATTGCGGCAAACTCAAACCTACCCCCAGCAATATCCTCCCAGTCAGTATCGGTACCAAATTGAGTCCACGTTGTTTGAGTTCCATAGCTGTTGTAGCTACCACTCCTGTTAAGCATCCACAACGTTCCGTCGCCTTTTAGGGCCCAAAAGTTAAAGTAGTAATTTGAAACCACCTTATCAAAGGTGTGTGCGGTTGAACTTGTGAGTGAATACTGCTCTGGACCTAAGTCCGAATCAACGCCAACAAGGTTGTACACCCAAGTGTTTACAGCGTCCCCAAACATGTAGGTTCCAGCTCCTACGCTTCGGCCTCCAGCCGGAACGTCAAGACCTGATATAGAAGCTATGTTAGCCATTGATAATCCTGAGTATTCTGAAATGTCTGGCATGTCCGGTCATCAAATTACGCAATCTTGACATACTCTGGAGATGGGTCAAACCAAATGATGTAGTGATTCACTGACGATATGACTACAGCATTTATAACATAACCCATGTGTCGTCTGTAAACACCCGAAGTAGTTGGTGGGGCTAGAGTTAAAACGCCAGCACTAGATGGGTCCAGATAAAGGGGGTCTCCATAACTACTGCTGAATGTTCCGTTCACAGCAGACTGAGGAATCGCAACCATACCTCGGACATAAAAATTTCTGCTTCCTTGACCCCCAGTTACTGTAACAACTGTAATACCTGCAATTTGGTTTATGTTAGTAGACGAACTAGAAGCATCTAGCAAGTCTGGGGCTCCTGCCGATTGCATAGTGTGAACCTTGAAGGCTGTAACGTCGCCAGCCTTAGTAAAACCCATTAGGTCTCCTGCACTATTTCCAGATGCGCCCATGTACGGACCATTCTCTGAACCGTCATAAAACTCCCCGAACCTAACGTTTGCGTCTGGCTGATACTCTAGGTATCCCGTCACACCCAATTCCGTTCCGTCAAACCTAAGGTTTCCCTCACCGTTAATTGTATTGGCTGTACCCGAAGCCGTAAGGAGGAAGTTGTCCGTATTGTTGTTTATGGTGACACCCCCACTAGCGGAAGCCCACTCAAGGTTTACGTCTGAGCCGGAGACAGAGTTGACCTGCAGAACCTGATTAGCCGATGGCAGTCCTGCGGGGAAGAAAAGGTTCTGGTCTGCAGACGCAGACGAGTTTGCCATCAAGCAAACATAATCAGTACCTACAGCACCTGCGAACAGCTTAAGACACCCCTGCGCACCAGAAGTATCCTCAAGGATTTGCATGCCGCCAGAAAGAGAAGTTGTAGAGGCTCCGGCATCGCTTGAGAACATGCTAAAAACGTTGTCCCCTGACGAGTTTTGAAAGAAAAGCCCAGAGCTTCCTGACGCAAACGTAAAAATTCTGGTGCTGGACGTTGCGGTTAGGTTGGTTGTAGCTAGGTTACCGTCCTCTTCAGTAAGTATTTTTTTCCAAGTGGACATGGGCTGCTATTATTTAGCAACCTCCATAGCCTCGGCTGGCTGCTTTTTCTGCTCTGCTTTTTGAAGCCGTTCGAATTCCTTATCGACCTTCTCTAATAGGGCGCTTACTATTTTAGCGTCAGCGGCCTTTATAGTTTGATTTTCTACTGATGTCTTTACGATGTAAAGTTCGTTAAGCTCTAATTTCATTGTAATGATGTTTATGGTCTATTTGGACTTCAATTGATTTTGTAGCTTTTGCACTACGTCTGCCAACAAAAGTACATCCTTCCCGTCAAATTTGCAATCATGCAAAACCTTTAGGATGAATGTTAACTCTTGTTGGGTCAGGGTGTCAGTGGTAACCCCACCGACATCCCTGCCCTTACCAAGAATAGGCATTATTAATCGATATACAAGTACAGGCCTTTAGTTCCTGAACCGCCGGTATTGTAGAAAAGCGCACCAGTAGGCATGATAGCAGATGTTGGGTCAGCAGTCCCTTTAGTCAATGCCGCTACACCCATGCTCGGGTATGAAGCAGCAGCACCGTCATCCTTAAACTCCCATCCAGCAACTCCTGCGCTGCTGTCCTTCCAGAGGAAGTTCGCTCTGTTGGCTGCGGTGGACGTAGTGTCCACAATAAGACCAGATGAAGTGGCGTTGGCAGCCGATTGAGCACCATCCGCTACCAAGATTGTCTTGTCTTCAACAGTCAAAGTCTGAACATCAACTGAAGACGTTGCTCCGTTTACAACAAGGTCACCATAAATCGTAACTACTGGGTCACCGTTATTGGTTGTTGCTGCAGCAATCTTCATTACGTCTACAGCAGCGTTCGCAGTATAACCAGATGACGCTCCGGGATTTGATGCTTTGAAGAAGATGTCACCACCAACCCCAGTACCCGTACTAAGACCTGACGTGAATGTGAGGTCGCCACCACTCAAGTCAGTATCTCCAGAAGTAGCAGCATTGACACCACTCATGGATATCATAGCAAGCAAGTTCTGGTCTAAGTCCAGCGTTGGGACTGTGGTACTTCCGTCACTGGTGATGTTGTCTCCGCCAATAACGGACGTAACCGTACCAATATTGCTCGTGTATCCAAGGCCGGTGACGAAATCATAAATCTGGTCACCTGTAGCAAGAGCAGTTCCATTGTTTGCCACCGCACCCGTTACGATTGTCAGCGCTGGGGTTGACGTGCCGTCAGCAACAGTTAGCTGGTTAGTCGATGCTGAAGAAACTTCAGTGACAGTACCTGTGTTCGTTGTGTACCCAAATCCAGTAACGAATGTGTGAATCTGGTCAGCCGTAGCAAGTGCCGTACCTCCATCTGCAATAGCCGCTGTCTTAGCTCTTACCGCTCCAGTTCCGTTTGATGCAGACAGCTCGATAGTTACACCATCAACAGTAACTTCAATTTCGTTCGGGTTAGCCGTAATACCATCACCGCCAATTACATTCAGCGTGGGGTTTACTGTAGATGTTCCGGTTTGGGTCATACCCGCTCCAGCAGTAACTGACGTTACAGTACCCTCGGTGCTGCTTAAGCCACTAATCGCTGTCTGAATCGCGTCATAAACCGCGTCCTCTGAGGGAACTGTGGTGGTTACGCCATTCGTTACGGTTTGTGTAATGTCAGTCTCAAGTAAGACTCTTTTCCAATCTGCCATGATTTTTTGCTTAGAATTTCGTTGCTAAGATACAGAGTTTCAGGTTACCCCAAAATAAATATTATCATCTTCGTCGGCATACATGCCCCCCGCAAAAGCAGCTGGTGGACTAGCTACAGGGAATCGTTTAAACTCTACGACACCATCGAGGTTAACGTGACCGGTACCATTTGGTGTAAAGATAATATCCTGATTACTCGTAGAGACGATAGACTGTCCGTTGACATCTAGGTCGCCCCCTAACTGAGGAGTCGTGTCTTCAACTACGTTTTCTAATCCGGAACCGCTACCACCTACCGCAGTCCAGTTGCTTGTATTTTGCCAATCACTATCATCTACTAACTGATACTTGTCTTCAAGCCCAACAACAGATTGACGCGGACCATCGTATACGTACAACGTATCGTCGTTACACATATAAGCCAAGTATGGAGATGAGCGATTCGCCTCAGACAGACTATTCCTTTCGGATACGGTATTGAATATACCAATACCCCTAGTCTGCTGGAGAGCTAACTCAAGCAGCTTTGCTGAATCTGATGAATGCGATAAGGGGCCGTTAAACTCTGGCATATCAAGACTCCGTATTTCTTAGTAAGTAATAAGTACCTCTGAGGCCAACGTTGGCTAATGCAGTGTACAACCTCAATACATGAAATGGAATTTTATTGCTCGCAGTTCCAAATTGAATCTGCAAGTCCAGCCCTTCTTTTAGGAGCCAGAAATCGCCTGTAGTCTGTGGTGGTTCTTCTATTCGTTGCGTGTAGTTGTTTCCCCCAAAGTCCTCAAAGAAGTCTTGGTTTAAGTTTCCACCTCCAGTCAAATCCTGATAGCCACCACTACCGTCAGAGAAATAGTATGAAGGGACAAACACATATACGTAGTCGTTGACAGCTTGAGTATTTGGGACAAGCATAGAGACGCTGAGCTGAGATGTATTAGCATCTGCCAAATCTCCCGTAGACGTTATGTTTTCAGGGTAACTAGAGATTCCGTTGTTGGAAGTAACCCCATCGTACATATTCTGAAAGTCCGAGTCGCTGCTAGATGCAGTTAAAGCTGTTGAGCTCATAATCATCTTAACAGGAACTCGGTTCACCGTATATGAGGCTGTCTCAAAGTCGCAGTGTGTAGAGCTTAGCGTAGAGTATGGTCTGACATTGTCCCACACTTTAACCTTGTACGTATTCGAATCCCCAATGGCAACGTTGCCGTCGTCAATGTTGATTGTGAATAAACCTGTCCTCCCGTTAGAATCAAGAGACTCTGATGAGATGTCCGTAACGCTACCGACAAGAGAATCATTCTCATCAAGAACTGCGTAGCTATCAAGCCCTACTCCGGATGTCTCCACCTCTACCTTGAACTTCAGGTTGCTCTCTCCATTGTATAGCTGCCTGTTAGAATCCGTCTCATCACTAGATACCGTAGCTGTTGCGTTTGTGGCTCGCTGCAAGCTGATACCGTTACTATTGCTTACGTTAAGAAGCCTAGGGGGAGTGTATGATGGATTGTACGTCACCTCAGAACTGAACACCTCACCCTGTCCATTATCAGGTTCTTCAGCGCTCACCTTCCAAGTGATATGCTCGTTAGTTGGGTTCTCCGTAGCAAAGGCAAAACTGTACAGCTCACTGTGAGTATAGCTTGCGCTTGAGCCCGTGACGCCTGTCTCTGTATGAATAAGGCTAAACGAGCCAGTACCAATCTTCTTGTAAAACTTGAACGTAATAGTCGAGCCCTGAGATGTGTTAGGGTTTGTGACGGATGCTGTAACCTGAGCTGTCGCATCGGTAATGGCGGTATCGCTGTAACCGACGTTGCTTGGGTTCAGGGAGATTGATGGAGCTTGAATTGTGCCAAGCTGGACCAATGCCTCTCTAATGATATCTAACGCTGTCTTTGTCCCATCCCCAACTACAATGGTGTCATTGTGTGAGAACTTGCCGAAGTTACCCCCGTCTGGAAGGAACACGCTAATGGCCGTGTCAAGCGTCTCGTCACCGATGTCAGTAAATGATAACGCTCCACTACCGTCAGTCGTCAGGGCTTGGCCTGACGTTCCGTCTGCTGTTGGCAGGGTATAAGCTGACTCAGCTGTGTTTGTGCTAGAGCCTATGAAAAATTTACCCTCAGGAAGATTTGGGACGTCGTTGCTACGACCGCTACCATAAACCATTCCACTACCACTGGTCTCATGAGACTTGAGTACAACACCAAGGTTCTGAATAAGATTCGTTCCAGTGGGCTTCACGTTTGTGTATCCGCCAGTCTCTCCTACGTAAACGACATCACCTGCCGCAAATGCAGACGTATCTACATTCTTAATCAACCCAACTACTAGTGCCTCGCCCTCTGCTTCATCAGCGAGGGTTTCATTGAGCACAAAGGTGGCTGGCATTGCAGAGGTGGTGTCTGCTCTTGCTGCAATAACGTAAGCGAGCTGACCTGATGGGTTGGCTTCAGTAACGGCGTGAACCGGGGTACCCTTTACGAGCTCTCCTCCAGACACATTCTTAACGGTCTGAGTTACGTTGTTAGCGTCTGACGCTACGTCAGCATTGACCCAGTTAGTACCATCGTACTGAAGCACCTGTCCGCTCGTCTCTGAAGTGAGGGATACGTCGGGTATCTCCCCTAAGGCTTCTACAGTTCCTGCCGGACCCTGCTCACCCTGTGGACCTTGCGCTCCATCGGCTCCATCGGCACCAGCCAGACCCTGCGGACCCTGCGGACCCGTAGCCCCAGCCGGACCAGCACCAATAGCACCAGACACAGAGATATTATTGGTCACCGTCGGAGTGACCGAAACGAACTTAGTTGTCGAGCCAGTCTTTACGATAGTAACTGAAATCACATCCCCTGCGACACTAGATACCTTCAGTACGTTTGGTTGGTCTACGCTTACTGGCATGGCAAATCGTTAGGCAGTTACAGATACATCCTCGTTAACTTTTAACGTGCCATAAATTAAAGTAGCAACAGTGGGAGTGGCGAGGGGGCTGCCCTCACTATCGTTCACCACCTTTTGCTCCACGTCGTATGCATAGAGTCCTGATGGCATTGTCTTCATAGTGGCGGCTGACACCGTCAAGTCAATGTACCCGGCAGTAGCGTCATCACTATCTGCTGTAACCTCCGCCTTGAACTCAGCGGAAGATTCATTTAACACAAGGTTTCCCGTATCGGTTTCTCGAACCTCAAACAGAAACACATCTGCTTCCTGAAATGCGGCAACAGGTGGAGTGTCTGCCGTAGTCAGGGTCAGCCGCAGCGAAAAGGTGTCACCCTTTCTACAGATAACATCAACGCGCTGAGCTGTATCTAGATTGATTTGTGTTGCTTTAGCCATTTCCGAAGAGCTCGTTAATTACGTCTTGATTATTTTCTGGTGCAGATGTTGGGAGTTCGCCACGCTGACCTTGTCGCTGAGAGATTAGCTTGGACTGCTCGATGGCTTGCTTTACAACACGCTCATCTTTCCTGTCCTCTTTAAGTGTTTCAATTTTCTCCCGGAACTCCTTATCGTCAGTCTTGAACCCGAGGCTTGCCTGAGCTCTAATCAGTTCAAGCTCCTTTCGCATTTGATGGAGCGAAGCGGCGACCTGAACTTCAACCTGACCCTTGAGCTGTATTTTTTGAGCTTCCATCTGAGCTTCCATTTGAAGCTTTTGCATTTCCATCTGAGCGGCAGATTGCGCAGCTTGAGCATTTGCCTGAGCTTGTAGCTGAATATTCTGTTGCTGCTGAGCTTGTAGTTCCGCCATGCGCTTCTTGCGTTTAACAGCCAGAAGTCTCTGCGCTTGGTCAATGTCCTTTAACTGACGAATAGCTATTGCGTCTTCGAGGTCGATTTCTTTTTGAGCCAGCGTAGCTTGGATGTTTTGTTCCAAGAAGACTCTGTCGTCGTCAGACATTTCTTGAGTCACCCTAATGCCAAAGTTGTACATAGGCAAGTCATCGAAAGATGAAAGCAGCTCCATGCTCTTGTCTCCTATGGCTTTAGAATAAACTCTATAGAGAACAGAGTCAGATGGAATTACTTGTAAGCACTTAACAATGTCTTCGCAAACTCTCCTATACAGTACGATGCTTGCATTCGTGATGTCGTAAAGCGCGTTGTTTCCAGCGGCAATAGCCTGCTGCTGGACTCCTACAAGAGCATCACCCTTTGGTGTGCTTGCATCCATAACCTCGTTGATTCCAGTAGCATCGCGAATCATTCTAAGGTAGTGGTTGTACAGGTTGATGTACTCGTTGATATTCCTGATGCTGTTCTCAATTGAACGAATCGGAGGGTTCTGAAACCCGCCTTCAACATTCTTGCTCCTGTAGTAGAACACACCGGTCTGCTCATAGATATCTTGAATCTGCAGTGGTTGAAGCTCCCCGCCTCTCCCAAGCTGAACATTCTCCAAGCCTTCGATGTCAACCAAGATACCGTCAGGCTTAGCCTTAGCAACGGCCTGTTGTATCTTGAGGTGGGTAAGCTGAAGCTGGTCGGCAAAACCAATAACACCACCAACAATAGACTTTGGCTGCATCTTCCTCAAGTTCGTGCATGACACACTATAGGAAAGCCTAGCCTTGGTTAGGTCATGAATATTCTTTGGGATGTTCTTCTTAATCCCATAGTTGTAGACCATGTCAGTCCCGTAGATGTAGCTACCGCCATACACAGTCTGATTCTCCATCTTGTGTGGCTGCCGGTCATACACCGAGCTGTTGGGCATCTTGTAGTCATTCCCTTTAAAGTAGAACCCGCTGTTGCCAAACTGAGATTCTTTACTCTCATAGTAGACACAGTCAACGGATAGGAATTCAAAATCCATAATGTCGATGAGGTAATCATCGTACCCGTAAGTGTAACGCCTAGAGTTTCTGTCGTATGACCTGTTATGAAAAGCTGAGGAGTCGTTGTAATTCTTGTGCATTACGGTCTTCCCTAGGTTTTCGTACTGCTCTTCTGTGAGCTGACTACCCGCCTGACGCTTCAGTTCTTGAATGCTGACTCTCTTAATGTGTGCACCGTATACGATATCCGACATGTTCGGGTCATCAGTATAGCTATGCAAAAAGAAAGCCGGGTCAATGTACTTCGTGGTGATTCCGTAATTGGGGTCATTCTCCCTCTTCACTACAGACATTCCGCAGACTACCAAATCCTCTACAGCTCTTCGGTATACGTTCTGGTCGAACTCGTTCCAATCTAGAGTGAGAGCTGTTCCCAGCTGAGCGGCAATCTCAGCGTTAGTCTTCATGTTTTGGTCCATGAAAATCTCCGCCTCCTCAGTTGTGTCAGGAAGAATTGACGGGTCAATCATTGGCTGAAGACCCATAGCCTTTGCTTCCATAAGCAAGTCTTTATCCATGATGGACGACTCTACTTCTGCAATAGCTCTGTCTTTTTCACTTTTACTTACGGGGTCGATAGCCTCGACAGCCGGATACGGTTTTCTGGAAAGGATGCGATTTACCACAACCTTAACGAACTTAGGTACGATTGGGACTGGGCTCCAGTCCAGATTCAGTAAACTCCCGTCACCATTGTTGGGGTCAAGTGAATTCAGAATCTGCTTGTACACAGATGTGTCTTGCGTTCCGTTAGCGTAGTCACGATTCTTTTCGAAATCGTACATACGTCTACGAAACAAAGAAGTCTGGTCTTCTCCGTGACCCCACTGCGACTCAATGGATTTTGCAAACTTGAGTCCGTAAGCTTTACCCGCCTTTTCTTCTGGTGACGCAAAGGGGTCTGGGAAATTCCCGTACTTGTTATTTTTACTCCCTTGGGTCATTGATTATTCTTTGGGGCTCAAGTGCAAATATAATCATCCAAGGCCAGCGGGATTATAGCTTATATCTTCGGAAGAAAGTCTTCTCCTCAAAGTTGGTTGGTGGTTTCTTCGGCTTTACTTTTTGAGCGGCCAACAACGCAAGTCCGGAGCTTATCGACAAGTCAAACTTTGTACGCTTGTCAATCTTAAATCCAATCCAGTCTTCTAGCGTTCTGTTGAAGTACATCTTTCCTCCGTCGCCACCCTCGTTGAAACCAACGTGGTTGTGTATATAGTCTTCGATGGCCGAGGCGTGAGCCTGTATCACATCTTGGGAATTAGAAGGAATCCCTTTAGTCTTAACATTCACCGAGCTATTTGCTGCACGAAGATGCTCCGGCCTGTCCATGACATATCCGTCGTAACCTCTTGATTCAAAGTATCTTACGATTCCGTATTTGTTGTTTTCTATTAGGAGTGGGTATCCGTAAAAGACTGCGGCCATTAGCACATCCTCGTAGAATATCTTAGCCATCGGAGGTCGGCTGGCATACTCAGCAACAAACATGTTACTGGCATCAGACAAGTTAAACTTGTTGTATATATGGCAGGCGCCTTTAGACCCACGACTATCCACTGTGGCATCAAGGTCATAAGAGTCAACACCTCCACAGCCCATGTGAGTGTTTGGCGGTACGTACTTCCCTCTCTCTGTTCGCAACACACTACGCTCGTCCTTATCAGGCATCCAACACACGTACCATCTACCCCGAGTGTCAGGATGGAATATAACCTTACTGTCCTTAACACCGCCCTGCCATTGGAAATTACCTCTGACTACGGGGTTCGGGTACAAAGAATCGTTATGCTCAATCTGCTCGTAAATCTTTCCGATGTTGAATAGCGAGCCTTCTACGCTATCCCTGAATGCTTCATCCGTTGTGAATGGGAATTGCCGAATTAACTCGTTCAACTCCTTGGCATCATGCTTCAGTGACTCCCTCTCATTCTTCAAAAACGTCTTAGCACCGAAGGCCATTGTGTCGCCCTCTAGTGTTTCTATTGGTGAGTCAGGGTCGTTAACGATGGGATTACCGTACTTATTAAAGAAACCCTCAAGAGATTCGTAGGCGGGAATGAACAGCCTATACAGGCCAGACGCAGTTCTGCCATTGGCGTTACGCTTGGCTGGGTCGGAGTCAGCCCACAACTGTTTGTACTCTTCACCTCCCTTATCCATAGGATTGACGGTACTACCGACAAGAGCCTTACCTACAATACGACGGCCAACAATAAGACAGGTTCGCTCAATTCTCCAAGCTTCGCGAATATCAGAAGGCTTCTCCCATTTACCAGCTTCATCAAGGTAGAGCATGTGTAGCTTCTCACCGTCGTAAGCATTGTTTGTAGTGTTCTTCCAGTTGAGTACTGTGTTGAGCGCGTCACCGACGGAAGATGTCTTGTTACTCTTGGTAATTCGCTTGGATGGTTCGCGGAAAGCCAGCTCCATGCGTGGGTTAGTTGTACCATCTTGAATCGGTTTAAAGAAGAATGGGTAGTGCCTAAACATAGACACCGCCTTCTTCATGAAGATATTCTCCTGAGCATCTTTACCAGTCTTCGACTGAATGCCAAGAAGTTTGTCTTTAACCTGAGTAGCCTCGTCAACAAGAACAGAAGAACAGATATTAGTGTACCCAGAGCGGCGACACTTAGTATAAAGCTGACCGATACAACGAGGGTCAACTTCGCACGCAGCCATGTGGAGAAAGATTTCACGCTGAAAGGAAAGGTACGAAGGGTATCCAATATCAATTTTGGTCCACTGTAATAACATATAGTGCCGCCCGGTAATGTACGTAGGTGTACCCTGATTGTAAAACCAAAAACCTTCACGACGCCTTCTAAACTCCTCTTCGACATATGAATGAAATCTCTCTCGAAACTCCTTCGGTGCCTCTGCCCACTCGTCCATACTTCTAATCCGGGACAACTCCTTTGGCATAGGTGTCCTTTCCCACACCTGCATACCTGCCTCCAGACCTTCACCTTTGATTCCTTTCTTGGGTAGTTGGGGAAGAGCAATGTGAATCCCACCAAGTTCGATAATGTCTCCGACTGTACCGTTGGGACATATCTTGATAACCTTGTCATCGTATCCTTTAACATCGAGTAAAGCATCCATCATAAAACTTGACCATACCGAGTACTTCTGAAGCTCGGCATACCAACCTTAGTATTCTTGGGTGTCATATAGTCGCCGCACTTATTACATTTAATATCGTGTCTGACATTCCCGTCAATCACTTTAATTGATACGCTGTGACCCTCTTGTTCGAGGTCACATTTGGAGCAGATGAACTTTGCCATGACTATCTACCTTGACCAGTGTACCCTTTCTTGTACAGCTTGGATGCTTTGCATTTAGACACTTTCGTTTTTGCATGTACCCCTTTACGTCTCACCTTGTGCTTCTTGGCGTAGAGGCTGATTTGCTGCTTAGCCATTTTATTTACTTTGAGTATTTCTCAGCGAATCCCCCGCTGTAGTCTTTCTGTTCTTGAATGCCGTTATCAGACTGCAGGTCTTTAACCATTTGCTCCAAACGTTGTCGCTCCACCAGAAGCTCCTTGCAGTCCACCGCCGTCTGCTTGATGGATTGAAGTTCAGCTTTTCTAGCAGAGCCACCAGCTTCAGGGTCAACAGGTCTTTTAACTTCATCAATCATATTGTTTATAGCAATCTCCATAGATACCATCAATCTCTTCGCTGCTTCTACTGTAGTGAATTTATGCTGTCTTGACATAGCTGATATCCTCTAGTCTCATCCTGTAAACAATAGACTCGTCATCCAGCTTCATCTTGTAGTCTGAGTCTTTGTCAAAGCCGACAACATCCCCAACCTTTACACCTTGATTCATTAGCTGTTGATGTGGCATGAATACCACAGCCTCTCTATCATCGCGCTCCTTTACTTTAAGGTCGATGATAATCCCAGAAGGCGTTACTTCTTCTTCAACCTTCTCTTCAACTGGCTGTACGAACACCCATTCCGACAACATATGAAGCACCCCTTCTGAGTCCCTGTGCGCAATAGCATGAGAGCCGCGAGGGTTCTCTTCATCGTACACAACAAGGTAGTTGTCGTCACCGAGCGATAGCGTCTTGTTCTGGGTAACATGGTGATGGAAGAATAGTAGGTCTCCCTCTCTCACTCCTGTCTCAATAACATGAGGAGCAGACACAACGCGCCCATAACAAATGCGATGGTTAAACTCGTCGAATCGTGAATCAAGGAAAATCTCTTTGTCACCGAGCTTGACTGTATCCTCAGTCTTCTTCGGTACGTTTACGATAAAGTGCCGTAAAGCTTTCATTCAAAGTTGCAATCGTATTCAATTAGAATCGGCTGGTTCTCAACCGTCTTCCAAATATACGTTGAATCTTCGTCCTCTAGGTAAACGTGGTATCTTCTTACGTTGTACTTGTACAGTGCGGCGTCATCTTCTTTGATTGCTGAGACCCTTCCTTTTCCTGCCTTCATCCCAATGTAATATGCCATCGCGTCCTTCGGGTTTGGCCCGATGACAATCTTTCTAATAATGTTCATCTCTTTTAGTTTAATGAGAACTGAGTCAGAAAATCCTCTGGACCTTCGTCGTCTAGGTCTGTAAATGCTTTCACTTGCAAATGCATAAACTCGGAGAATTCTTCTACGTCCCTGCAGTTGTGACCATAGGCCAAGCTCCAGTTGTTTACGTCTTCGCTCTCCTCTTCGAGCACCCCAAAAGCCGCAGTGTATACTAGGTCTCCAGAGTGTCTGTATTTATTTACGACCTCGTCGATTTGTTGCATGAGGTCTTGGACCTCAGTGAACATAGCTTTCTTTAGTACGTCATCCATAACCTAAAGTTACGGATTATGGAGCAGGCATAACTTGAACCGCTGAAACTGTAGAGCTTGAAGTTGTCAGGTTTGCATTAACAAGCCAGTCTGTAGAATCCACGGCCAAAACCTCTACCACGTCACCTACGTTGCCTCCTTTGCTTGATGCGTCAGGGTCTAACTGAATTGCGTTTATGCTTTGGTCTTTTACCTGAGTCTGCACTCTAGACTGACCCGTAGCAGTATTCGAGGTGACAACAGCCTTGCCATAAACGTAATCACCTGATGCTGCAATAATTTGAGTTCTCCCAGTACCCGTCACGCTCTTAATGATAAACTTAAACACGACTCCGGGATTGGCAGATGGCAATGTAATATCCAAACCAGAGCTTGCATCCACAAGATACGTGTTGCCAGAGTCAGCTGCGGTCAGAGTTGTATCTACACTAATAGTGTTGATTGTTTCGTCTCCGCGTCCAATCGTAATTGTATTACCAGTACGACTGTATGCCAAACCATCTGTAGCTGCAAACGTAACTGTAGTGCTAGAAGAGTCAGCCGCCGTGATAGTAATGGCTGGCGCTGCGCTGCCTGAGAGTGTTGTTGTTACCGTCTCGTTAGAGGGGAACGACCTGTACTCCACCGCCTTTGTGGAAGAGTTCCACACCAATGCATTTCCGCTGGAGCTAGAACCAGTGACGCTATCAATCTGAAGCGTAGCAGCCTTAACCGTTGTCGTGGAAAGTGACAGTGCAGATGAGTTTCCTACTCCGTCTTCGATTACCTTTAATGATGTGGTGAGGGTGGCTGCATCGGATGTCTTGAGCATTCCTTGATACGTATCTTTCACCCTAGTGCCAGCAAGAGTTGCCATGTTCTTAAATTTACAGCAAATATACAGCTAATGAGTAGACACCATCCGGTGCGGCAGAGGCGACAATTCAGCAAACTCAACAAGCGTTACGTCAAGAGGAACGACCTTAAGAAGCTATCACTGGTCCTGCGAGATGTAAAAGCGAACTACGACATAGGGCAAGCCGAGGTCGAATTCCTTTTGTTTGCCTACGATTACGAGTTCTTCACCGTTAACCATATAGCTAAGTCCCTCTCGAAGAGCAGGAAGAAACTGTATGAAAGGACCGTCCTTCCCTTGAAAAACAAAGGGTATGTAGATATAGTGTATCACGCCAAGGAAGTCGATTCGTATGTCAATGCACTATTCGACGAGAAACTAGGCAATGAGCACCGACTGTCTTTGTCCCAGTCAGGTAGACTTTTAGTGCAGCGGATATACAGAAAGCTAGAGGGCGGTGAGCCTATTACCTTGCCGAAGAGCTCCTAGCCTCCGAGTACTCTCTTTCAAATCTATCGTTGTATCCCAGAATCTTTGAGATATAATCGCTGGTCTCAAGGGGTAGCATTTCAATCCAATCAAGGGAGTTGTAGATATCAATCCCTTTCTCTTTGGCCTCGTTGAGTATTCTTACCGTAGCCGTAGGTCCGAAGTTGTATGCGGCTAATGCCTTGGCCGCCTTGACTTCGTCGTTTCCGCGATTCCAATCTCTGCCCATAAGAGACTCCATGTACACTTCTTGTGCTTCAACAGAATGTTCTGGGTTAAAGGCGTCGAAGTCTGGTCGAATCAATCCCCGCTCCTTTAAGTACTGCTCCGTTCCGGGCATAATCTGAGCCAAGCCTCTAGCTCCAGCAGGAGACTCTGCCATCGGATTGAACCTAGACTCTTTGTATCTCTGCCTATCAAGAAGCGTCTGGTACCAATCGTCTTCTTTAGGTTGAGGTTCCTCTCGTACTTGTTGTCCCGGCTCTTCAGGAAACGTAGCAAAGAACATTTCATTAAGCTTAGGAGGGTCACCAATCTCCCCACCTTGCTCCATGTTGCGCTGAATAGCTGCCTCTTGTGCGTGTGCCTCACGCGCTGTATCGTGCGTACCCAGTACTCTATCGCTCTTACGTGAGATGAGCTGGAACTTGTTGCCTCTTTTAACAAT